CTCTAAGAGGTCAGCAGCAGCGCCATAGGGATCATAGACTTTGCCAGTGATGAGCACAGTAGGCTGATGAGCAGAAAATGACCACCGCCCATGTATCGGGTCAGAACTCGATGGCGCCAGTTGGGTATAAGCCCCATCATACAACGTTGCATCCGCTTCCCAGTACTGCTCGTCACTGTACCAATTCCGATACTCAGTATTACCCAAAACGACCGTTGGCAGAGGTTTCAACGGCAGATAACGGAACTCCCAGCGGTGGACATCCAGCGACCGCTCAATCTGGTCATCACTGAACGTTTGCTCTGCGCCCGCCGGATCGCCGATGAGGTCTCTCACCAAGCTGATCAACTGCGCCATGCTCGTTCGTGCCATGTTCACCTGCCTTATGGCAGGCGCGGCGGTGAGCAAAGGAGTAACTCTGCCGCCGCGCCTTTACCAATAATCGTTAGACAACTTTCGGCATCTTGTAGCAGCGAATCGCGACATTCAACGTTGTCGAAGCCGGAGGCGTGAACGTGATGTCAATCTTGCCGTTATCCTGAATGAAGCGAGCGCTTTCGACTGGGCCAATCAGTTTCGTAACCGGGCTGGCGCCGCCGGGAACGGTCAGTGCCAGGCTACCAAGCGAAGCGCGCGCGGCCGGAGGATAATCTCCCGCAAGAATGGTAACCGTCAAGTCTTTTCCAGACCCCATGCTGTTGGTTACCTCGAGCAGGATCAGGTCGCTACGCCCTTTCACGTCAGCAGAAAGCGTCACAGCCACCTGCCCGGTGTCCAGCACGTCAGCGGTCGGAATGTCGTTGACAGCCTCTTTTACCAAATCCGTAACGGTAATAGCCGTTGCATTAGTCATAATTCACCGCCTTTCACTATGGGATGGTAGCGATCATGCGCACAAGACCCTGCGGACGGATGGCTTTTGCACCATACAGATGCAAGCCCTTAATACCATCTGCAAAGCGAGCCTCGCGCCGGATCGCTTCGATCTTATTGATCTGCTCCGCGTAAGTTACTGCGGATGGATGACCGGCAAGAATGCGGTACTTGCCAGAAGAAACCGGAACATTATTGCTGACGAGCACACGGAAGCCAGCGATCTGGCCGACTTCTCCATTCAGCATCACCTGGCCAGCAAGCTGGTTGTACACGAACCGGCTGTCCTTCAGCAGTAAACCATATACATCGGGCGGGACAATCAACCAGCGACTATCATTTGGCACATTCGAGGTGTCCAGCTTGACCCGCATATTCACAATTGCCTCATAGACATTGGTATTGCCAGAACCAGTTTGCCCGGCGGTGAGGGATACCGGAGACGCATCCGTGCCAATCTGGTTCGCTGAGGCAACACCAGCAACCATCACCCCGGCGATATACTGATCCGCGGCATCGCGCAATGCATAAGCCGCTTCGGTCATGGCACTTTCCACAATATTGATGCGCGATTGCGCTTTGTCGATATCTTCGACCTCGAAAGCAAAGTATTTCTGCTTTTCAATGACCAGGGTTTGGGCCGCATCGGACAGTTCCTGGAAGGTGATGTTCTGCCCTTTAGTGTAGTTATCCACGGTCACCGCCGAGATGGACAGAATCTTGACGGTATCACCCTCGTTGCGGATTTCACCCTCATAGTCACGGTTTACCACGCCGGTCTGGCCGTAAACCATAACCTTCTGCAGATTTTCCAGTAATCGAGCCGACCAGACGGTCGGGATAAAGTTCGTAATAGCCATTTTCAACCTCCGGATAAGACTTGTCTTACTTCATCCCAGCGCTTGTTGATCTCTGCTTCCGACATCCGCTTGATGTCGTCGATTGTCAACTTGGTGCGCGCCGGGTTTGTTGGTGACGATGCACGCGCGCCGGCGACGAGCCACGACCTGTTGCTGATCAGATTGCGCAGAACCTTATCAACATTGACCGGTTTCCCGTTTTCGTCAAACTCGATCTCTGACAGATCAATCAGCTTATAAGCCGCTTCTGCGTCGACAATTCCAAGCTGCGCGGCCTGCAACTTGACCTCGTATTCCAGCGTCCTCGCCTGGAGAGACTGCTGGTACTCGATCTCTTTGCGCTCCAGCTCCGCAAGCCGCTTCTGAAGCCGTTCCTGCTCGGTCATTTTGGCTTCTTCATCTGCCTTGACCTTGCCCTCCAACTCCCGCAAGCGCTTGCGGTACTCAGCCGCTTCTGCGCGCAGCTTGCGCACGTATTCAGCGTCAAAACGTTCCTGCTCCTCTGCCGCCTGGGCTTCGGACTGCTGTGCAACCGCCTGGGTTGCGCCCTCGGTGACCATCTGGGTCTTGACTTCTTCAGTCATCTTCACTCACTCCGCTAATCGTCTGATAGATTCTGGAGGCTCTTCCTCCAGTTCTCGATACAACCGTAGCAGCGCCCGCGCCGCCTTGCGCTTTTCTTCCGGCGAGGCTTTCACCCCGCCCCGAGCGCCGGCCAGCGCTGCCGCTGCGGCATGTACCCCATTCCGATTCAGCGTGCCGTCCGGCTCGCGCACCGGCAGTTTTGCCTGCGCCTTTGCCGTATACTCCGACTTTGGTGGCTTGATCAGACACGCCTCATACCACTGTTCAAGCGAGTAATCGCCTTCGCTAAATCGTGACCAGGGCTTATCACTGACCATTGCGCCATCTCCTAACAAAACACGCCAAACAAAAAACCCGGACGCAACACCTTTCGGCATTGCTCCGGGTTCTATGCCTCGGTCGAGCAATCAGTTAACTAGATTATAGCACAAAATTTCAGTTGTGAAATGGATTTTCAAAACCAAGTGCCATTAACGGTTCACCCCCGCGCGTGCGGGGAATACGTGTACCCTTTGGCTTTTTCCGCTCCTAACAATTGCACAAGGCTCTTCTCGTACCGGTGCGTCCCCCACTCTCTGGAACGCCTTCGCCCAACCAAATCGCTTAGCGTAAATTTGCCGTCCTTCCACGCCGCGTACTTCGCCGGCCCCAGAATTTTGATCTGCTGCTCCGGCGACAATTTCTCAAACAGCGAGATGCCTGGCTCAATCTCTGGATTTGTGTCTGGAATATCAGACAGGTCAATTCCGTACTGTTTCCCAATTTCCGCCCAGCTTTTTGAAATCGGGACCATTCCGCATCTGCCGTTGGGATGATCATCCAGTATCTCATCCACCCTGTGTACCGTCCCGTGCATCGCCCAGCACGCTGCACACGTCCTTGGATTATTTATCGCAGCATGCCATATCCAACCCTTGACGATGTCATTATTAGCCTGGTAACTGGCACGCGTCGTCTCGCGGTGCGCCCGCAGCGTTTCCGTCCGCGCAATGGTCAACGCCCGGCTCAGTGTTGTGCCCAGCACTTTGCGCATCTCCCTGGCTACCTGGCGCGGATTTTGCCCCAACAGCATCCCCTGCACAAGTGCATCCTCAGCTGCCTGCGCGCCCTCGTTTGAGATACTCAGCAGCAGACGATGTAACGGAGTATCCACTTGAGTCATGCCCAGTATCGTTTCAACTGCATAGCGGTCAATGCGGTTCCAGTTGATCTCAAGTCCATGTGGTGGCGTTCCAAGAGCAAGACGTGTTAGCCGCTCCGCCTGCTCTTCGGCCATACGGATGGCCTCAATTTGTTCCTCACGCACTTTGTTTTCAGCGTACTGTGCAAATGTCTGTAATTCCCGAAGCACCTGATTCCGGAACGCCCTCGCCCGGTTGTACTGGTAAATCCAATCCGGTCCCGGTTCCTCGCCTCGTGCCGTCATCGCTTCATACTCAGTATGCAGGCGCTCCAACTCCGCCCGGATGCGCTTCCACGCCTCACCGTAAGTGCGCACGATTTCTCCCGCAGCCCTGCGCTCGCGCCGGAGAAGGTCGCGCCGGAAACGCTCGATAGTCTCGTAAATCTCGCCTTCTGGCATCACTGACCTCGGTCAAAAGCACTCAGTATCTGCTCGCCCAGTTGTGCGCTATTTAATTCCCGTTTCTGCCGTTCCAGGTCAGGGTCATACCCCAACTGCTGCAGTAGCGT